TTAGAAGCCGAAAATTTTACCTAAAACACTGATTCCGTTTTCTACGATACCTACGATGCTTGTACCCATTTTACCCCAGTCTTTATCTTGTCCTGCTTGTACTGCTGCTGCAATTGCTTCTGCTAATTTTTGCATATTTATCTCTCCATTTCTCTATAATTTTTATGATTTAAACTAAGTTTTAAAATAAACGTTAAATTAGAAACCAAAGATTTTACTTAATTCAGTTACACCGTTTGAAACGATATCTAAGATACTTGTACCTAATTTAGTCCAGTCTTGGTTTTGACCTGCTTCAATTGCACTTTTAACTGCGTTTGCGATTTTTTCCATGATATTTATCTCCTTTGTATTGTTTATTTATATTAATAAAATGTTGTTAGTCGAACTTAGAATCCGAATAATTTACCTAGAATGCCAACACCGTTTTCTACGATACCTACAATGCTTGTACCTAATTTAGCCCAATCTTGGTTTTGGCCTGCTTGAACTGCATCTGAAATTGCTTGTACTAATTTTGACATTTAAATCGCTCCATTCTTTTAATTTTATATATTTAAATTGTTTGATTTTTAAATTTAGAAACCAAAGATTTTACTTAATTCTGTAACACCGTTTGAAACGATATCTAAGATACTTGTACCTAATTTAGTCCAGTCTTGGTTTTGACCTGCTTCAATTGCACTTTTTACTGCGTTTGCGATTTTTTCCATGATTACTATCTCCTTTATAATGTTTATTTATATTTTCAATAAATGTTATATGTGGAAACTTAGAATCCGAATAATTTACCTAAAATGCCAACACCGTTTTCTACGATACCTACAATGCTTGTACCTAATTTAGCCCAATCTTGGTTTTGGCCTGCTTGAACTGCATCTGAAATTGCTTGTACTAATTTTGACATTTAAATCGCTCCATTTCTTTTTATTTAAAGTATTTAAATCTTAATGTATGAAATTCAATAGATACATTAAGCTATTTCTTAAAACCAAAAACGATTAATTGGTAAGTTTTTGTTTACCTATCGTTTTGTTACTTATACTATATAGTGATTTATGCTATTTGCGTTCTATCTTTCTTAACTTATAAATTAGACATCAAAACTGTAGACCTTTGATTATATAAAACACACTTAGGCATTCAAATATGTTGTGCAAAATCTGACAATTCTGCAAACGTTTACAATACCTTTACATTAGCTTTATATTTCTTTAAAATTCACCTTGTTTTATAAACGCTTTAACCTACTAAGAGACCATTGCAAGTCTAGGATTCTCAATACAACCATTTATTTAAACAGACAAGTGAATATACTCTAGTCCTTTTCAACTATTTAATTAATCGTAATGTTGGTCATTGCAACTTTATTAATTTCTGTATTTCACTATTTATCATGGTACTTTTATTTAGTAATTGGATTGAGTATATGAATAATAGATGAGAATAATTTCAACACTTGTGATCTATTTATTACTTTATTCATAAATGTTTATAGTTTGTTCATAGTTGCTTATAATGCATCCTATTGGTTCTATACATTTGATTACTTCTGCGTCCATATGGCTTGAAGATATTAATTCAATTGCTCGACTTTATGTGTTATTGCACTTGCACATCGTCGATATGAGTTACAAATACACATAATTAGTGAAAAATATAAACTTTTTTTATATTAAAGCTATTGCTAAATAAGGTTTCTTTAGCTATAATAATTCTTGTGTTAAAAATTCATGTCCTGGTAGCTCAGCTGGATAGAGCAATGGCCTTCTAAGCCATCGGTCGGGGGTTCGAATCCCTCCCAGGACGCTATTAACCGAAAATTAAACACTTTTCGAAATTAAGAACCCCATAACGACGGGGTTCTTTTTATTTTGCCTATTAATAACACACCATATAATACAAATTTTTAGGGACTTTTTAGGGACCCGAGTCTCTCACATAAAAAACACCACGCTCATAAGAACGTGGTTTGTGTTTTATTCAAAATATCCAATTTCTGCAGCAACTTCCGTTAAACTTACTTTACCTTTCAACACATCTTTAATATAGCTTTCTGCATCTTCTTTATTTACAAAGAATACACTTTCGATATAAGTTTCTTCTTGTTGATCTTTATCCAACCATTTATCATAGAATAAATTCATATCTTCTTTTTCTAATTTATCGTGGTAAGGAACTTCGTAAGTTTTGCTGATAGCAACTTCATATAATGCAGTAACTTTATAATCAACTTCAGAAAGTGTGGCAAACTCTACATCGTATTCATGGTCGCCTTCGATATCTATAAAGTATTGCCCTAAATCTTCTACTAATTCAACTTCTCCTAATACTACACCTTCAACCATTTTGTTTTGTAATTCGTTCATTTTTTCTATCCCTTTTTGATAATTATATAGTTTTTCGACTGTTTCCAAGGTTAAGTTCTTCAATTGTCTTTTTTTGTTTCTCAATTCACTAATGTTTCCATACGATACACCTGTATCTTTTTGAATTCTGTAATTTGATATTGATTTATCATCTAATAACTTTTGTATTGTGTTTTTTATCTCACTTAGATTATTCATAAATTTAAGAAATGAACCGAATTAATTTAGAATGTTAAGATTAAATTTATAATTGATAGTATTAAAATAACGATTGATAGATAAAATGTAATTGTAATTCGTTTTTCACTTTTCATCTTATGCACCTCCATATATAATGAGGTTAAGGGCTTTCGCCCTAACCTGTTTAGAAGAACGTTTTAATAAGTGCTATGATTTGAATTATTAGGCTCGCTACCATTAACCAAATCGTTAGTTCTTGTTGACGTTCTTTTTTATTTCTTCGTCTTCGGTTCATTTCGTTTGTCCCTCCTTTACTATAATACAATTATATATCATATGAGATATAAAAGCAATAGCTTTTATATGTTTTTCCGAAAATTACGCATAAAAAAATAACCGTACCTATTAAGATACGGTTACTAGACGTCTATCAAATGAGTGGTCAGTTACTTACTGCTAAACGCAAGCAAGGCCTCCACTAAATCGGAATGGCTACCGAGAATAATTAAATTATAACATAAAAAAACAGGGACAAGCACCGTCATGCTTATCCCTTTACGAACTAGTAGTGAAATGTCGTGTAAATATATTATATCATATTAATACCAACTAATCTTACCATACAACTCTTTAGTTTCTGATTTAATACGTTGCTTTTTATCGTGTATTCTACAAAGCGCTACATAAAAGTATTCACCTTTGTTATCAAATTTAAAACGACACCACCAGTAACCGTCCTTTTTGATAATTTGGTCAAAGTCTGTATAATCTCCTCTTTCGAACCATTGTTTACTATTTAACACAGTGCCAGTTAGTCCTGGTTTTTTCCGTACCTTCATTAGAGTTGTAAAATGAATATGTCCTTTCCATTTCCAAGTAGTGTTTTTAGGTTTACTTTGTTTTGCATCGATTTGTCTACCGTGAATAGCCTCTGCAATTCGTTTAGTAAAGCTATCTAAGTGATCATTGATGTAATTCATATCCTTTTTAGATGTGATGAAACCTAATTCAACTAATCGATAGTTAAGATTTAATTTACCGGCTACATTTGCATTTAATAAATCATTACGTGCTGTTACTCCTCTGATTTTACCAACCGTTTTGCCTAACGCGCTACTGATTGCTTTATCAATATTATCAGCCGGGTATTGATTGTTAATAATCACATGACCACCACTAGCTTGTGGACTTGCAGCATCTAAGTGGAATTCTACAATCACATCAGGTTTCACATTCTTTTTAACCCAATATAAACCATAGTCTGAATAGTTACCTACACGTTGACCATATAACGTATCTTGATACAAGTCTTGGTTCATAGATGAACCACCATATAAAACAACGTTGTGTCCTGATTTTTCAAGATACTTTTTAACTTTAGGTATGATATTTTTTCGGTTAAAATCGCGTTCGTTATATCCATTTGCTACGGCACCAGGATCATTTGAATAAGCACCTTTACCATGACCTGCAACGAGTAAAATCTTTTTACCTTTCTTTTTAGTAGCTTTAGCGACTGGTTTAGATTTGCTTTTAACCTTATTAACAGTCGTTTCTTTTGCGTAAAATGGACGAATAAACCACATAGGGAAATCATAGCCGTGTACACGTTTAGTCGTAACTTCTGGTGGGTTCCAGTACGCACCGCCTAGCCAATTCTGTTCCAGTACAGTTATAGAATTTAAAGTAGCCGATAAAACAATAGCAACATGTCCGTAACCTTGCCCGTAATTACGGTTAAAAATTACCAAATCACCTGGTTTCGCTTGGAAAGTAAGTGTATTCTCGTATACCGTAGCTTCACCTGTAAAATTATTCCATGTGGGTATATCTGCTGCACCTACACCTTTTAAAGTATGATTGAACAGATACAACCACCATTGGTTAGCTAAATCAAAGCACTGAAATCCATAGCTTCGGTCAGGGTTGTAAGCATTACCTTCCATTGATTTTAAATATTTAATAGCATCTTTATATGTTCTTTTACTCGCCATTTAATCATCTCCTAAAGGCGAACCAGTACCACCAGTCACACCTGCTTTAGATTTATTGATTTCTTTTTGACCTTTATGTGCATGTTGAGTAAAGTTGTTATTTTTCCACCAAGCTAAAAGCGATACTACGCCAGTAATCACTGTGCTTATCGTCATTTCATCTACTGGAATGGGTGATATTTTATTCATAGCTAAAATTTGATTTATCCACGCTAATGCTAAAGCGATTGTACGTGCAATTGAACCTGCATCTGTTTTCATCTTCGTTCCACTCCTTATTCAAATTAAAAAGCCGACCTAAAAAGGTCAGCTTTAACTTATTTATATGTGATTTTCATTTCTATATTTTTATATACTTTTTTGCCGTCAGACTCAGTGGTATCGAGTGTTAAACTTCCAACAAAATCTTTTACTTCACTCGTCCTGTTAAAAGAGGATAAACTGTCATATGTTGGCACTGTGTACCAAAAGAAGTAACCATCTTGTGTACTACTTGCGTTTTTCAATGTTTTTCCGTTCGCTTCTAGTTTTACAACTTGCTTACCACTTAAACTAATAGCGCTAGGGTTAAAGTTAATTAAAAATGATTGATCTTCCTTCCAAGATATTTTGGTCGGAGTTAAAGTCACTGAATACGTACCGTCTTTATTATCTGTCGGAGTAATTGGTTGGGTTGAACCAGTTGGTGCTGTCGAGCCACTAGTGTTTAAAGGTGTTTTGCTATAAGTCACTTTTAATTCTACTTGCTCGTAATCAATTCTACTCTCACTAGAAGATGCGATTGGCAGATTTTTAGTGAACTTTGTTATCTCTGACAACCTATTATAAGTGGTTCCATCGTCAAAATCTTTAACTTGATAATAAGCTGGTGTATTGACTGAAACACTATTAGGTATACCAATTTTTGCATCTTTATATTCAATGCTTGATATATACACTTCTTCAAAATCTTTGTCAAACGGGTCAAAATTAATTGCAAAACTTTGCCCTTTTATCCAAAAGATACGTTTTGGATAAAGATAAGTAGCAATTTTACCGTCCTTTAACACTTCATCTGGTTTGTCCGACTTAGGCGTTCTATAAGTCGGACTATCGACGTCTTCACTTGGTTTATAAGAAGGTTGTACTATATCTATACCGTCGTCTTTTGAATAAGAACCTGTTAGATTACTCTTTGCATCTACATATGTTATTTTAAACAACTGTGGTAAGTATTCATATCCACGTCCACTTGAATAGTCAACTTCTTTTAATGTCTTCATAAATTTTTCGACTTCCGAAGTTCTGTTGTATTGGGTGCCGTCGTTAAATTGGGTGTTTGTAACGTAATATGGTGAATTTACAGAAACACCATTAGAGTTTATTAGTGCACCACCGTTACTTTCTATTTTTAATACTTTCTTATTAGTTAAATCAATTTCTGATGTTTTGAAATTCATTATCATACTTTGATTTTTCTTCCAATAAATCTGATAAGGTATCGCATAAGTCACTTTAGCACCATTAGATAGTGTTTCTGTTTCTGGTCTATTTAAATTGTATAAAATTTTAGGTTTAACAATCGCATATTCTTCGTAAAATGATTGAATGCTATAACTTATAAACTCGTGACCCTTAGCGTTAGGGTGTAGTCCGTCTTCTTTTCCGGGTTCATAAGCAAACATTTCTTTGTTAACGTTATAGTCCCATACTTTTAAATTAGAATTATGGTAAAGATCTAACACTGGGAGCGAAAAACTCGACGCTATTTTTTTAATAACTTCGACTAATTCACCTAAAGTATACCCCGCTTTATTTGCCACTTCATTGTTAGGGTTACATTCAATTCTAGGCAAAGGTGTTAGTACAACTATTGGTGTGTATGGATAACGTTCAGTTAATTGTTTATACAGATAATAAATATTACTTGCAACTGTTCCATTTTGTATATTATCCGCATCCCCTAATTCTCTCAACTTATTACCTACAAGTCCCCAGTCATTAGTGCCTAAAAAAACAGATATAAAATCCGGTTGCTTAGCTATTTCATATGCAACATTACGTCTATCTTGATATCCGGTTCCACTTATCCCCATATTAACAACGTTTAATCCTGTACGTTCTGCGATAAATTTATGATAGTTTTTTGTTGTTCTAAAGTTAACCTCTGTAATACTGTCACCTATAAAAACGCCTGTTAGCCCTTTGAGAGAAGAACCTGTTTCACCAACCACATTTCCTTTTTTAAGTATGTCGTTAATCATAGTTTGCAATTTGTTCGTTTCTACTTCTTTTGCTACTGCGTTTTCGATACCACTATCAAAAATTTCAAAATAAAAATTTGCAACGTGTATAGATTTAGTATTACTTTCCAAAAATAATTTGCAATTCACTTTACCAACATGTTTTGTAACATTTTCTGGTACATTATATTGAAGTAGGCCCTTTTCTGGCATCAAAACGTCAATAGGCTGATTTAATAGAATAGAACCGTCTTGCATTAATAAATCTAGCCTAGGTGTCATGTCAATTGCATTTAGATCAATACGTTCGCCATATTGATTAATACCTATTCTAATAAAAGCAGTGTTTTCATCTTTTGTATATAAATGGTAACCAATATCTCCAATGTTTATATTTTTAGGAGAGATACTCGTTTCAATATCTGTCATTTTAAATAACATGCATACACCTCTTTTAAAATTAAAAGGTTACCCACTGTCAGTGAATAACCTTACTTATATTTATCTTGGATAAAATAAAGCCCTTTTAACCCTATTTTTTTGTAATAACTGTATATCGTGCTTGCTTGATGACTGCACCAACGAATGTCTGTCGCATATTGATGTGTACCTGGATTTTTAGGGTTCCAACGCATACGATACAACGTATTTTGACCTTTGTTGATGTAATCTTGTCTAACAAATTTAGCCCCGCCTATTATCGCTTTAGCAGGCGTAGTCCAACCACGATTTTTAGCAAACGCTATCGCATTATTAGGGTTGTTATCATATGCACCTATGCCGAAGTAGTTGTACATACCATAACGCCCACTAGCAAAGTTACTTGTACCATTCCCACTTTCTAATAAAGCATGAGCGATCAAGTATATCTCATTGATATTATGTTTTTTACATCCTTCCGCAAAGGCCTTACCCTGTCCTGCAAGTGTACCTTTACCTTTTAGAATAACATTCAATTTATCTACGCTAATACCTTGATACTTACCTAAATCAAGCATTTGGTAACGTTGTGATGCGCTATTCCATATAGATGTAGGGTTCATTGCCGCGCTCACATCAGAACGGCTAGGGAAGTACCAACTATAACCATTACTTTTTTGTGGGTACCCTCTACTCATTTGTAAGTTGAGCGCTTGAGAAAATGTAAATCCGCTCTTTTCTACTGTAACCTTAGCTTTTGTTTGTTTTGATTTAGATTTAGAAGTAGATGGCGTTGTAACTGTCGGTTTAGTTGTTTTAGCCTCTTTGTCGGATTTAATTTTGATTATTTTTGTGCTTGTAGTTGTCACTATTTTTTCTTTTAGTAAATTGTCTTTTTTGAGATACATCTCAATAATCTTGCTTTCTACTTCTTTATACTTGCTTTCATCAGGAATGCCGTTTTTTATCATGTCGTAATCGATTAAATCTTTCATCGAACGCCATATATTAGGGTCAGCTTTGATTGTGCTTTCTGATAATTTGATTTTTGACCAACTCATTAACCACACACCATATATAAGTGCTTGTAATTGGTTTAGCATGAATTGACGTTTACTTTCTGTCTGCGCACCACAAACTTCTAGCACTAACCAACCTGGATGTGAGGGTGCCTCTGTGTCAGGTGGCCTAGGAGTCCATATTTGTTCACGATCAATATAAACGTGTGGATATTCATCTTTACTAACAAATCTATTACGTTGCAGATACAATTCTTCAACGTCGCGTAAATGAGGACATTCTTTGATGTATATGCCTTTAGGCTTAGTCATCAAATTGCCGTCATCTACTATTAAATGGTCGTTGTATTCTAACTCTTTATCTAGAGAGTATAGAAAGTCCGTATATTGTACTTTTTTAACTTTTTTGGTAGTTGGTTTTGTTTGTTCAGTGGTATTCTTTTCCGGCGTAGGCGATGTACCAGGTACGGGTTTAGTAGGTTTAATTGTCGGTTTACTTGTAGTAGTTTCTGCTTGATAAGGTGGTCTGACAAAACCACTGATGCCGTAATAACTATGTTTTTCTAACGATCCAGGAGAACCTGTATAACCGTTGGCATTTCGCCAATTTTGGTCAACGCTAGTAAAATAATTGCGGTTACTTGGTCCTACAACCACAGCTGTATGCCCTGTACCGTTATTAAATGAAGCAGTACCCCATACAGCCATATCGCCTGGTTTGGGTACAAAACTAGCTGTATTTCTGTAAAATTTAAACCCTCTAGGATAGCGATACCACGCCATAGCAATAGCGTTACCTGTTGTAAAAAAATTCCAATATCTTTTGAAAATGAAGTTAGGCAAGTCCCAACATTGCGCGCCATAATATCCATCGACATCTAATCTTTTACCTATCCTACTTCTCGCCCATGATGCAACTTCTGATGCGGTAGGTTTCCGTTTTCTAGGGTCTGGTAATCCCATTTATCCACCTCCAAAATAAAAAGCCGACTAATTAAAGTCGACTTAAAAAAATACTTGTGCAAACGCAAAGGCAGCACCCACTAAAGTACCGGCCAAACCTATGAGCGCTACAATGATTTGAACACTACCCTTTTGTTTTGTTTCTATTGTTCCTTGAATGGTTTCTATTTTTTCGTCATGAGACATGACTTTGTACTTAATATCAGTCATTTCATTACCTACGTTGGTCATAACTTTTGTTAAATCTTTGATATTGTAATTAGTCTCTTTTTGAGCTTCGTAGGTTTGCCGTTGTAAAGTGGTTTGCGTCTCAATTTTCGTTTTTAACTCGCCTATTTCTTTGATGTTCTTTTTATCATTTTCGTTAATCTTTTCATAAATATCGCCATTTGATTTGACCCACTCATGACGTAGTACATAATTATTTTCGTCTGGCATATAAGTCAGCACCTCCAACAAAGGACGCAACAAAACCTGTTGCTGACATTAGCCCCATATGTGCAGTAGTTAACCAGTTGATTGAGTGATAAATACTTGCACTGGTCATCAAAAAATAAAGAATAGCTGACAAAAATCCACCCAATGTAATAAGTTTGCTAAATTTAGTGTTTTGATCACTTGATGCAAGGAATATTGATGAAATCATTACGATTAAACCTGCAAACATCACAACAATTCCCCAACCCCAAATAGGCATAATATGATGTAACGCTAGATAAAAAGAACTATCATCTAAAACGTCATCTTGTTCTTTGAACCAAAAGAAGCCTCTTAAAAACTCTCTAAAACCATAACTAAAAACCATTATTGCTGCTATGGTTTCGGCCAGTGTCAAATCTTTCATATTGTTTTTCATATAACACCTACTTTTTCTATAATAAAAACCACCAGCTATTCAGCTAGTGGTTCGTAATCTTGACCTGTAATTTCTTTATATTCATCTACTGTTATCCATTTGACTGTAACAGATTGCTTAACTTTTTCTAACGGGAATAACCCCATTTTATAGTATCGTTCAACTATTCTGTACATCATCAACACTTCCTTTTTCAACCAATAATTCTAATACGGTAGCCATATCTTTTTTGACGTTTTCGATTTCTAATTGTGTGTTTAGTAATTGCTCCGACAGATTAGCGATAAGAACATCTTTATCGTCAATCGGCTCAGGTGGCAATTCTTTTTCAAAAACCTCTTTTGACTGGCCTATCCATTTTTGACCGTCAAAGTAAATTGGCGTATACATGCCGTCGTCCGGTTTATTTTCTGTCCATTCCTCAGAAGGATACTCATATTCGCCCTCTTCATTCGTCGTTACAATGACCGGTTGCCCATTTTTCCATAAATAAACTATTTTCAAAATATCACTCCTAATTTATCCAACTCACTTGAGTATAGATGTAATCTTTTTCTGACCAATCTCCGGTAACCGATGATTTATAAAACAAGACGTCACCAGTGGGGTTAATAACTAAAAAACAACCCGGTTTACCTGTTGGCGTTCTAACAGAGAATGATTGCGCGTTTTTTACCATATCTTGTGGCAATCTTGCAAATATTTGACCGCTAAAAAGGTTGCTAGCGTTGATACGTAAATGGTTCGTTGTCACACCGTTTTGAGTCACTATCCGGTACGAGCAAGGATAACCATTTCTATCTGTATATTCAGTGTTAGCATACGCGCCATTAACTAAAGGTAAGTTTATCCAACCTGTATCTTTAAAATCGTTTATCGATTGCCACGGTAACCAGTCTCCTGATTTTGTGCGGATGTGTACCTCATTTGAAGTGTATGGAGTGTATATAAATTTCATATAATTTGCATTAGCGTAAATTACGATAAGCATACCATTTAGAGTTACTGGACCATTAACAGGTTTATACAAGTAATAAAAACCAGATTTAGTAATTTGCGTAGGATTATCAAAATCTAAATCGTAAACAGGTATTGTTGCACCATTTCCTTGTGTCAATGCAGTCTTTTGCCAATCGTAACTACCCATAAGGTTATCTACATCGCTTTTAGTTAAAGCACCGTTCGTTTGAAAGTCGTTCACTTTTTTATCAATCAGGTTATTAGCATCTGTTACCTTTGCATCAAAAGTTTGTGTGTTTTGATCAACTGAATTTTGAAACGCAGTTTTAGCGATTTCAAAACCACTTTGCACATCATTCTTTTTACTATCAATTTGCGCTAAAGATAACGTTGTTTGCTCTTCTATGTTATTTAAAGCATCAGTTTTATTTGTATTGATTGAATTGATGCTATCATCTTTTGCTTTTTGAATAGCTTGTGTTGCGCTTGTAGATAGTTGTTTGATTGTATCTATCAAACTTTGAGTGCTGCCAATATCTTTTTTGAGTTGTTCTACTTTCTTTTCTAATTCGTCACGCAAATCATCAAACATGCGAATGTAACTCACTTTGACATCGCTACTGATTTGATTAACTAAACTATCTTTCACTTCAAATTGGAAAGTACCTAAAACAACTGTATCGTCTTTATCTTCATTTTTATAATCGTTGAGCGATAGATAAACCTCTCCTAACACCGTTGAATTTGTAACACTTTTTAAAAACCAAGGTGGCACTGTTACACCAATTAAACCTGTCATAGGGTCGATGAATTCAACATCTAAAACGCCAGACGTGGAAGGTCTATCGCCATTTTTTACAGTAATCTGTTTGAAAAAGGCGTACCCTTTAACATTGTTTGTACTGATTAGCAATGGAAGATTATCTTTTGTTACCCTAAATTGGAACTGTGCTGTATTTTTATCTAAATTATAAAAACCGATACCCCTATCCGATATCGGTTTTAAATACGCTTCTTCTTCTAAATCAATTTTAGCCACTTTTTCTAATTCCATTATTTAACACCCCACAATACTAATGCAATCGCAAAACCGCGTTCTTCGTTATACGGCGTTGTAATGGCCATTACACGCCCTTTACCGTTCACATTATCTTTATATCCAATTCCGGCTTTACCATTGATTAAATCGCCTGCTATGACGTCTTTTTCGACGTTTGTATATATTTGACCAATTAACCCTACTGTATTCCATTCCGGACGTTCAGAACGTGATACGTAAGGTAAATCTTCATTATAGTTAGGGTTCTCGATTGGTTCATCTCGCCATTCAAACACTGGGTTACCGTCTACATCTTCAAACTCTCTTTGAACACGCTTAGTCAACGTCATACCGTACTCATTTTGTAAATATCTATCTTTATGATGATATGTTTTATCATTAGCCACGAGTGCTGCAGTACCCGATATAACACCAATCGGTTCATCGTTCGGTTGCGCTTTTCTGATTTTATCACCGTCTAAAGTAACAATGGTACCTAACTCAATAGGTTTACCACTTTGACTTTCAAACAACTCTGCGATATCGGCGTTATTTTGCGTTAATTTACCAGCTAAGTTAAGGTTACCATGTAACGTGTTAAGATCTACTTTAATGTTTGCGGTAGAAGGTTTACCTGTACTAGAGTAACCTGCAACCACTCTGTAACTGCCAGGCGATTTTACATTTCTACTATTGAATACCGTTTGCGTATGGCTCTCTTTAGATGTTTCTGATGATAACGAATTAATAACTCCACTTCGTGACCCATAAGCTTTAGAACTCATTCCAGAACCTAAAACGAATGAACGTGGGCTATACGCTCTACTATTACCAGTTGTTGCTAAAACTACACTTCGAGGATCTACCGCAGCAGAACCTGTTGAACCTGCACTTAAGCCACCTTTTAATACGGTAGGTACTGTTTTATACTTTTCGTTTGCGATAACTGCGGCGTTTGTATAACTATCTGCAGTAACACCACTTATCATAGTTGTATTGTTGTATGTTTCAATACCATTTCCTGTGCCACGACCTTTTAAATTACCGTTGATAATTTTCAAATCGTAAATTCCACCACCACTCGCAATACCAACTTTAGGTGATGAATTGTAGATGTTAACATTACTTAAAATAAAACGCTCGCCTCGATTATCTCCACCGAAGAATTTAATATCTTGACCGGCAGTTGTAAAACCAGTAACTGTAATATTGTTAAGAATTACGTTTTCAGACATAAACTGAACCGCGATAGCAGGTAAATTACTGTCAGTTTTACCGTTTGCTAATTTACTAAAATCACTATCGCCGATAGCGGTAAAATTATTAACCGAAACGTTTTTGTAAGCACTAATTAACAATGCTCTAGGCGTTGTACCTGGATATACGCCGTTGTATTTAGGTCGTAGAGCCACGCAGTTGTTTAATGATACATCATAGGCTGTTTTAGATTTAGCGTCCGTTTTTGCTCTGTGGTGGCCAATATGTCTAATGTTATAAGCTCTTGTATCCTCAATTGATAAATGATTATTTACAAACACGCATCTTGATGCACTTGCAGGTGCATGGGCTTTGATTTCAACACCACCGAAATTACCTTCTGTTCTATTATCTGATAAGAACACAAATTGTGAACCGTCATCAATTTCAATACCGTTGTTATTCCCACCAGTAATTGTTGGATGATGAGCATAACAATTAGTAATCGTGATATAACGTGAATGATGGGTAGTGATAGAGTCATCACCACAAGCGTATGTTTCACAATTATCAATATGAATATGTTTACTTTCTAATGCGTATGGAACTCTATTTCCATCACCTTCATAGTAGTAATCATCATTTGCATAAGTTACGTCAATACAATGTAATAAAGCGCTATGCGATTTAACGTTGTAAATGTAACCATTAGTTACACCAGCAAATCGAATATTGCTTGAACGTGAACCACCAGTAGGTTTGAGTTTTTTATCTTGTCTAAACTTATTACCGTCAAATGTAAAGTTCTCTAAACTAATATTTTTAGCATTACCACTCATTTTTAAGTTAGTGATACCAATGTTCTCAGCTGGTGTACTATCCATAAACTTAATTGTGGTAATATCTTTACCTTGTCCAACTAATCTTGAGTTGTTAGGCATTTTAATACCAGTTGTTAAATAAGTACCTGCACTCATCGTTACAAGTACGTTACCAGTGCCTAACGCGTCTTGAAAAGCTTTTGTACTGTCTTTTTGACCAGTTGGATCACCACCGAAATCATCTACATTTACAATACGTTGTATCTTTTTGAGTAATTCGGCACGTAACTTTTCTCTTTCGTTATTCTCACGTAAAAAATCGTGATATAAACGATTGGATAGGTCATCAAAGTTTTGTGCGTCCATCGATGTTCTACTCGCTCTTAACTCTTGAACTCCGTCACCGTTATGTCCAAGCACTAAATTAGTAATTTGCTCGTCTTGATAACGTTCATGGTCCTGTAAGTTAACATCTTGCCCGCTTTTTATTGTGTGCTTAATTTGTGATGATTTGTGAGCGTTCTTTTGATTTGTAACATGGTTTTGGTACTCGCTATCTTTTTTATCAGCCCATGATTTTATTGTTTCAAAGTTTTGTTCGACTTGAGATATAAAATCAGAACCAAATAACGAATGTAGTTTTGTTTTTAATTCGGATAACATACACAACCTCCTTATTCATCATAAAATTGATAGTAATCTTTAATTAATTCGTACATAATCACTTCATGCCCTTTATCGTTAAAATGAAGCCCGTCAGGCATGCTAGATTTTCTAAAAGCTGGACTGTACGGTTTAAAAGCTTCATATCGGTAAGCATCGAATACAGGTATATCTAAGTCGTTACAAATGTCCACTTGTAAGTTAACGTAATCAATCAAAGTTTTACCTTTATCATTCTTATCAGTATCTTTACGTTTAACTTTAGAACCTTCCATATAACACTGTCTTGCAGGTGTCATTACCAATAATTTCGCTTTAGGGTTATTCTTTTTGATGATTTCAACCGCACTATAAAAAGCACCGTAAAACGTTTTAGTATCCGTTTTATCAGTGCCTATATCTATGTTTTTGACCCAATCATCATCAGTACCTTGTATGATAATTAAATCGCCTTTGATTTTAGTAGCTTGTTGGTAAATATCACTCATGGTAGCGCCACTTTCAGCAAGATTAGTATATTTTGCTTTAATCTTTTTAGCTAATTGTTGAGTAAAATTGCTTTTAGCTAACGACCCTTTAGCAATACTATCGCCAATTGTACCTATGGTTTTAACCTTCTTGATACTAGATTTGCTTGAGAAATCATGTACAATTGTTCCGTTTGAAGTAGTTACGCTTTTAGCATTCGCTTTATCGAGTTTTGCCTGTAAATCATCTGTTTTACCCAGTAAATCTTGTGTGGTTTTTGTGTTGGCGTTTGTCTGTGATTGCATTTCTTGTTGCGTTTTAGCAGGGTTATTTGTTTTTAAGTTAGTAACGTATTTAGCAGCTTTACCAACCGCTTTTACATATCTATCTTGCAATCTAAATTCACCTAGTACCAAGTCCATTTTTATGATATTTCCATTTATATCACGTTTAGTTGTGATTTCGATAATTCTTAAATCAACATTCAAGCCCATTAAATCATCAATCACTTTAACAACATCACCAACTCTAGGTATGGCGTTTTTAAAATACTTTTTTAACAATACAAAATCGAGTGTTACAGATGTTTTGATACTATCATTAATAACCTTTTCCATACTCTTTTTTTAAGTATCTTCTTTTGTAATTCTACCGTCTTGAACAGGTGGCGCATGTCTTTTTCCTATAACATCAGCTAACGGTGATGTATATTCAAATTGCAAGCTTGCCTCGTTGTACGTTTGTTGATCTGTATAACCACCAAACCCCTTTATAAATGTAAAACATTTAGTAGCATCTTCTTGTATTTTGATATTATTAGCATTTACGCCCGCTTTTATCCAATATTCTGGTTTGTATTCGATGTAATCGTATAAATGGAATGTTTTAGTTTTTGCGTCATATTCATATTCTAGCGAATATCGTTCCAAACCTTTTTTGAATAAATCAAGATTTGTATCGCAATTACCAAGATTTTCAAATTTCGAAGATGATACTTTAGCATGTAAGTTATATTTGTATCCTGTACCTTTAAAAACTAAATCAAAATATGCTTTGCCAGTAAAACTACCGTTATAAATTTCGTACACACGATTATTATTTAGGTCATCAATTTCTACTGGTCTAGCTTTTATCGTTAATCTGCTTTTTTGACCTCGAGTTTCTTTGTCTAACATTACAATACGATACTCGTTTTCATCTTCAGGACCAGCAACGCCTGTTATTGTCCACATTTTTGTAATCGCACCAATAGCATCAAACGTACCCTTATTTTCGTCAATTACAATTGTTAACGTACTATCTGTGTCAGATAATTTAATGTTCAGTTCCGTTTCGACCGGTAAATTTTGACCGTAACCTTGTAATGTTTTTAGTAATACCGTCATATCGTCACCCCTACATATAATATTCTTTGTGCTTGAACACAACTTTTTGCATCAACTTGGTACTTCTGAACGTGTTCCAACCAGGTATTAAAGTAGGGTTACGTCGGCCCACATTATAGGCATCAATGTTTAAACCGTTTCTGAAAGTGTGGATACCATCAAATTTGATAGTATCGCCTGCTTTTAACTCTAAGCCTTTGATATTAATAACATCACCACTTTCAACCATATAAAAAGTAGTGCCGTTTTTGTCATTTTTAGATACGTTTTCTGCCAATGTCACTTCAACCGTACTATCTTGATTAATTTGGTTAATTTCAACAGTACCAGCATAGTAAACATTGCATATTTTTGTATCGTGGAAAGTATATTTACGTTTATTATCGTTGACATTAAACGGTAAATTATCCGATACCGCCCATTTTTCAACACTTCTACTTTCACTTTCTAAATCAGTGCTATACGCGATACTTTCAAAATAAGGTAATTCAATGGTTTCAAATTCAAGTTCAAACTCACCAGCTGTTTGCGTAGTATCGATTGAAATCGCACTAACTAGACCAACAAATATCTGCCTGCCGTCTACATAATCAAGTTCAAATTCTTGTGGTTGTGTGTTGAATATATCTTCATATTTAATAGATGTGTCCGGTGTAGATAATTCGCGCAAATAATATTGACCACGTAATAATGCTTGTAAATTTGACTTAAGATGTGTCACTTGAGCCATCTTGTCTACTTGATATCGCAATCTAAGACTAACTGGTTTCTTTTCTTCATAGACAGAGTTGAAAAATCTACCTTGCGCGCCATTAACTGTACTGTATTCACGATCATATCCTGAACCTTTAACGTCATAGGATACTACTTCTAAAACTGAGCCAGTAAAAGTGTTATTACTGACTTTATACTTTTTATTATCTTTAATTATTTCTATGTCGTGAGCAATCAATAATAACACTCCTTTACAAGCCCATACTATTGTTTTTACCGTTTTGTTCTTCAATGTAAGATTTAATATAATCAACATCACCCTCGTTACGCACAGTTATATTAACGATTGGGCGATTGTTCTCTTGCATACTATGTCTAACATCTTTAGTCATGTGAGCGTCCACACTGCCATTTAACGAACCACCTAAACCGTCTGTTAAGTCTGTAGATAATTCTGGTTTGAATGCGTCAGTCAAATTACTAGCAACACTACGAACTGCATTTACTGCTTTGTGTTGGTCTGCTAAGATACCCATTCCCAAGCCTTGAGATACATATTGACCTATGCCTCTGAATACACGAGAAGGAGAGTGTATACCTAATGCACTTTTTGCTGCATTAACTGCACTTTGTGCTACATTCTTGGCTGCATTGACTACCCATTTCATTCCATTCATAATACCTTGTACTAAACCACGCATTAAATCTAAACCAGCAGACACGAATTGACCAATAAAGTTTCTAACAGTGTTAACCGCTCTACTCATTCCTGATTGTACTTGACTAACCACATTGATAAAGCCACTTATTACACTTTGAACAAATCTAGCCATTGCACTGATGATAGCTGATACCCATTGCGCACCAACAGATATTACTCTTGATAACGCTTGAGCCATATGTGATGCAACACTTGATACCACTCTGATAAAACCGCTTATTACAGATGATACAAATCTGGCTAAAGTGCTTATGATAGAACTTACCCATTGCGCACCAGTTGATACAACATAGTTATACGCTTGTACCATTTTGTTCCAAACGGACTGTGCCATTTGGCCAAACCATTGCGTTACACTATTCCAAATTTGAGTGACATATTGAACGATTGCCGACCAAATTTGAGACCAACTTGTGATATTAGTACCGAGTATAGAATTTAGCGTGTTGAATATAAATTCGGAAATCTGAGTGAAAATTGAAACAATCGCATTCCAAATGGTCATCATTACGTTTTGTATTGTAGTTTGTAAAGTTAACCACGCGCCACTAAAGTCGCCAGTTAACAATTGAATAAACGCAGTAAACAAGCCGACGAGCAATTGAACTACTGAAGAAACAATTGCACCTATCGCAGTAAATATCACTGATACGGCAAGCCATAAAGACTGGAACGCACCTATCACTAATTGAATGGCACCCATAACCAAACCACCTAGAACTTCCATAAACAGTTGTCCTAGTTGTTGTAGTAATGGCATGATAGGTTGTAATGTTTGTTGGATAGATGCCCACAATTGAGTAAACCAGTTAATGATAGAATTTACTGCGCCACTAATTGCAGAAACAATACCGTTCCAAGCGTTGATAATCATATTTCTAAAGTCTTCATTCGTTTTCCACAAGTATACGATAACACCGACTAAAGCTAATATAACGCCAATGACTATGCCAACTGGTCCAGTTAAAGCACTAAATGCAGTGCCTAATAATGGTAATAATCTGCCTATATTAGCTATTGGACTAACTAATAAGCTAAATGCACCACGTAAGATGTTTAAAATACCTTGAAGTATTCTTCCAGCACCTAGAAATCTTCCTATGTGTCCAACCGCTTGTATCAACGCAGCAACGAAACCACTGCTTATAAACGTACTAACCGCAATAATTGGTGCTAGTAATGCCCACATAATGCCGGCTAGTATCATACCAATACCAACCATCTTAGCAACAGCCGGATGTGTTTCGAATAATTTTGCGATAAAGCCAGCAAACGCAGTTACCACACGTAAAATCACACTTGCTATTGGTGCCATTGCAGTGCCAAATGCAACTAACGCACGTACAATATTGCCAATTAATTGCATAATCACTGGACCATTTTGTTGTACATATTTAACGAATTGTTTAAAGCCTTCCGATTTACCGACTTGTTCAGACCATTCTCTGAATTTGCCAGTCATTTTAACTAACCAATCAAAGATACCTGCACTATTTTGCGCGAATGCAACCATTAAATTACCGATACCAGCAAACACATTACCAAATATCTGACCAATTTTAGGCAAGTTTGTTTTTGTATACTCGATAAATGCTTTGATAGCGTTTTGACCAGCTACGCTATTAGCCCAGTTTTGAAACTTTTTACCTAGACTGTCTAAGCCTTGCGCTACCCATAAAAACAACGGTCCTAACTGTGTAAATACATTAACCAAACCGTCACCAAAACGTCCAGCAGCACTTAATAGAGTATTGAATGTTTTAACGCCTGTTGTGTTCATCATATTGAAGAACTTACTAGCCGTTTGACTGTTTTCAGCCCATTTTAAGACACTCTTAGAGGCTTGTTCCATACCTTTAGAAACGCCTGCAAGGAATGGCTTCATACGGCTTAAAGCAACATTTACTGTGTTTAAACCGTTAGCTAAAGTATTAAATATCTGCGCTTGATTTTGTTTGATGATACTTTCCCATGTTGATTTAACTTGATCTAAAGACGCTTGATATCGTCTAGTTTCTGCGGTAGCTTGCAGTGTGCCGTCTTTAAGCATTTTCAAAGCACTAATTGCCATACCACCAAACGCAAAGGCGCCTGCACCTGCGATACTAAACGCACCTGCCAAACCTAATATACCGCCTGCTAACACGCCAACTGCATTTAATACAGCCATTAACGCTGGTACTAAACCAGCAATAACAGGTATTAATCCTTGAATACTAGCTATCATTAGCCCTCTGACTTGTTGACTAAAGACAGTGCCAAACGTTCTTATTTTGGTAGCTAAAGCGTCCATTTTATTGCCATATTCATCTAAAGACTTACCTAACGCTTTAGTTAATACTTGCGCTCTCGTCATACCCCGTGTGTCAAAGTTAACGTGTACCGTTTTATCATGTAATGATGCCAACATTACTTTAGCGCTTATTACTGCACGCTTTAAATTGTCATTATCACCTTTGATATCGACTTGCTTATCGCGTAATCTTTGCAATTCTGCTTTGGCAAAAGATATCGCACGTTTAATAGGGTTGGTGTCTCCATCGATTTCCACCTTATGCTCTCGCCAACGTTGCGCCATTGCTTTGGCTCTTTGAAGATTACGCTGGAATTTACTGATATTGGCTTTCACATCAGTTTCAATCTCATCTGGAATAGATGTTTTAGCTAAAGTCTGCGCTTTTCTAACGTTGTTCTGAAAATCGCGTATATTAGCCATGATGCGAACCATAAAGTTTTTATCCACTTATTCACTCTCCTTTCTGTTTTTGTTGTTCTAGCCAACGTTTAGTACCTGATTTGAATAACTCACGTCTACGTTTTTCATGTTCAAGTTCTGCACGTTTAATACGTTCATAACTACCAGGATTACGTATTTCATATCGTTGACGTTCAATATCTCTAGTCATTCGTTTTAATGATTTATTAGCTTGTACAAGCCCGTTTGCTTGAGCAACTTGTATCATTAACTCTTTTTGATCTAAATACTTATCTTGACCACCTATTATCCAATCTTTCCATTCGTTAGGTGTCATCATCATCAATTCGTTTTCAGGCAAATAACCTATAAACCTACTCGTTAATTGTCTTATTTCTGAATAGTTGAGTAAGGTTCCACGTTCATGATTTCTTTGTAGTTCTCTTTCATGAACTCGATACCAGCTTTCGTTGTTTCTTTGTCCTCGCCCTTCGCCATTTGAGGCGCTTTGTTCATTTGCGTCCAGAACCCTCGAGATTTTTGCTTGAAAAAACCACTATTATTTAATACATCTAAAGCGCCTTGTAATAATTCAAGTGTGTCCTCTTTTTCTTCAATAATTTCAATTAAAGCTGTTTCAATTTCATCTCTAGAAGGTGCATTTTTACCTAGATATGCAGTAGCACACTCCCAAAAGTTAGCAATAGCAACCGTGTCACGTTCCAAAATACCGTTGTAAATCACATTAAAACCAGGTGTAGTAACCGTTTTGCCGTCCTTATCTTTCGTATCTTCGGCAAACTTCTTTGCTTTAAAGTCAAATGCAAATAATGCTTTAGCTTCTACTTCATTATCATTGATTGTAAGCGTTGTAATTGGATTAAATTCAGTCAAAATGTATACCTCTTTTCAAATTTTATATAAAAAAATAAGGGGACAGATGCCCCCTAAATGTAGAATTAAGCACCAGTGCCACTTGAAGCAGCTGCTTGCTGTTCTTCAAATGAACCAACTTTTTCAGCAAAACTTTCATATTCGACAGTAGGTGCGCCTGCTGCTTCAAACCATTCTGGTGGTAGATTAGCTTCAGTTCCTTCTGCTGAGTTCCATTTAACTTTTAACGTTAATTCAATTTTGTTATCTTCATCATCGAACGACATTTCGTAACTTTCCGGCACTGTGTAGGCAAATACACCATGATATTTACCGTCATCACGTTTGTTACGTTCATACAACCATACACGCAGTTGTTCGCCATTTTTAATTGCTTTTTTAACTTGTTCAATTCCTTTGTCACCAGGAATATTACCGATAGTGAGTTTAAACTCTTCAGAAACGGCATTTACACCATAATCTGTTTTACCGCCACGAATGATTTCAGCCAAGTCATTCTCAATTGTGTGGCCACCTTCTTGTAAGTCAGCTAATAGCAAAGCATCAGTTGGATCTAATTTATCTTTAGCTGGTCTAACTACTGCTAAGTAATTCTTTTGAGCCATGCTTACACTTCCTCTCTCTTAGTTTTATGTCTGAAATTAAATAAAAGTCGAATTGTGCCGTGCTTAGTAAACCTATCTATATCAGGAAATACTGATTGGCTATCAATTCGACTGTATCTAAATTCGTAATTATCTATTTCAATTGGTTTGTTCAACACATAACCAATCGCGCTAATTAATAGCTTGGCCTCGTACTGCGTTGGATATTGCGAATATACATGAAAGACGATACCTACCGTCTCACGCATATTTGCACTACTTTCGTTATTAGTGACGTTGCTCTCACCCACAACAATATATGGGTATCGCACATCATCTTGAACGACATCAAAAACCCTATCACCAACTAATTCGTTAATGATAGGGTCTGTTTTTAATGTTTCGTATAATCTACTTGTAAGTTCAGGTTCAACCGATACCCACATATTTTTAACCGCCTTTTATGAAAAATACTTATTGAATGTTTCTCTACCTGCGTCAATAGCAGGGTTCCAAAAAGGTTGAGCCTCTTGACCGTAAGTTAAATGACCTTCACCGTCAGCGTCTTCATAAAACCACGGTATCTTTTTAGCACGACTACCACCAGGACCTTCTGCATAAATACCAGTCCCGTACTCAACGTAAATAGCGTAATCAGCACCTACACTGATTACACCAGTCAAACCACCATTAGTGAATTTGAAATCAATACTTTCTTTCAAAAAACCTAAGTCAACTGGTGCTAATGCTACCGCAGTGTTATATATCTTCATTGTGGTTTTAGCTATACCTTTTTTCGCCCACTTCTCGACATCTTTTTGATAACGTTCCAACTCAACGACTAAACTATCTGCCCCATATTTCACTTTAGCCATAAGGTGCCTCTTTCAGTCGAATTAACTTAATCTCATGTTGCCCGCCCTGGTCGACAGGTTCACCTACAATACCAAAGATTTTACCCTCGTATTTAAAATAATCGTTATCGTTTATTGGTAGGTCATAAGGTACATATAGGTTTCTATCGTATTCAGATGACATTTGATGATATTTAAGTTGTTCTGAAGTTGTAGGTGTATCCATAAAGCCTTTTATAATTTTTTCGCTCTTGTAGCGCTCTTTTTTAAACTTGAAATCACCTATTACTTCAATTCGACCTTTTGAAATAGCATGTGGAAACTCATCGTATGGGTTAAACATGGTAACCACTCCATCTTAGTTTTCTGAATGGTTTTAAATGGTTATATGTCGCTTCAGGCATTTCAGTTACAAAAGTATAGCTAACCGTACCCATAGAACGTGATGAGATATTGCCGTTTGCACTATATTTAATACATTCAGCAATAAATTTCTCAACGCCAGTAGGCAAATGTTTAATGTCAAAAGTTTGGTTGCAATATTCTTCCGCTAACTTCAAATACTTTGGGATAAGCATATCTATTTCATCATCATGTGAAGTGTCATCAACAGGCGTTTGGTTGAGCATTTTTACATCAAGTGCATCCATTATTCTGCACCTTCTAATGCGCCGATAAGTTCAGACTTTTTCATATGAGAAAAACCTTCAATATCACGCTCTTTAGCTAACTCTTTCAACTCTGATACTTTCATATCAGAATAGTTAACTTGCTCTTCTACGCGCTCTATTAAAGGCTTGTTTTGACGGTTATTATCAGTGGATAATTCAGTTAATCGTTCTTTACTTACGGTTAACCCTTCGCGCGGAAATGGGTCACCTACATTGTAGGCATATTCGTTATCCTGTAAGTCTGTAAAATACTTGATTACTTTATACGTCACTATTAATCACTCCTTATGCTCCAGTGCCAGCACCTTTAGTAATCTTAACTGCTTTACTTTCATCGTAAAGGTAAGCTACATAATGTTTATCACTGTATAAATAAGTTGTTTTAGTTGAAGGGTCACGGTCTGGTTCTAAGAAGAAATCACGTTTAGTGATTAGTTTAACAGCACCTTTTTTAGCTAAAATAGCTTCTCCTTCGTTTAATTTTTTAGAACGTACAATGATAGCACCTAAGGCCTCACCAAACGCACCTTTAACGATAATATCGTCACCTAATTGTGTTGCGCGAGTGAAGTTTTCAGATGCACTAGCACGTAATTTACCAGCATCTTTAGGATTTACAAATAAAACCATTGGTTCTAAATCTTCATCTTCAAATTTATCAATTGCAGTTTCTAAACCAGCCAATGTACCCACATCTGCACTAACTGTTAATTTTGTACCTCTTAAAGCTTCTAGCACATCGTCATCAACTTTGTTTGCAATAGCCAAACCATGTTGACGTACTGCCTCGCCTTGAGGGTCACCGTAACCTGATAGTAAAGCCTCATCTGTGATATGAGTACCTTTACCAATTTTATGAATTTTAGCCTCACGTTTGTTTGTTTCGATTTTGTCTACTGGAATTTTTTCACCTTCCGGTACGACTGTTGCATCTCCACTGTATACAAACGCAGGGAATGTGATTGTATCTCCGGGTTGTCCTACTAATGTATTATCAATTTCTGCAAAAGATGCTAAACGTAATTTTTTATCTAATTCAGCTTGCATCATTGGCGCTAATACTTCAGGTACGATTTGCGTACTTAATGTTGTTGTTCCTTGAGCCATGTTATAACCTCTTTCTTAATATTATTCGACTAATTTGTCGTAAGTAGCACGATCGTTAATAAACAATTCGGTACGTTCCGCGACGCTCATGCTGTCGAATTGTTCTTTTGTAATGCCTGTTTGCATCGTTTCGCCGTCTGCAGGTTTATTACCTACCGGCTTGTTATCGGCAAATAAATAAGGTTTAGCCTCTTTAAGCGTTTCAATAGCTTTATCTAAACCTTTTACAGTGCCATCGTCTTGCAATTCCAACTCATCTTTGTTGATGAAAGCTAGAATGTCGTCAGCATCATTTGCCTCTTTAGCAACGGCCAACTTAACAGCGTTATTCAGTTGTGATTGTTTGTACTTATCCTGCCACTCTGCATTACTTTGTTTTACTTCTTCGAGTTCTTTTTGCAACTCGCTATCATCTTTCACAGAGTTTTGTAATTCGACAATTTGATTGTCACGGTTAGTAATCTCAGCTTTAAGTTCCTCGATTTCTGCGTTTTTATCATTTAAACGTGAACGTGGAACCATTCCGGATTTACTTTCGTCGATAGCATCAATTACTTTTTGTTTATCGATTTCACCGTCTTTAAATTGTCCTAATAATGCGTATAAATCCATGTCTAAATACTCCTTTTACGTTTTTAACGTGTTACGACACGAAAGATTTGTATAAAAAAAGAAGCCTTTTAACGACGGTGCTAAGGTCGAGTGATTACTATTTGCGTTTATTCTTCTCCCATTCACGATATGTCGTGAATGGTATAACGCCGTCATCTTTTGTTCTCATGACTGTAGGCAACTCATCTTCATCGAAGTAATATAATAATTTACATCGACAATTGATATTCTCTTTGGCACTAGCATCACCTACAAACAATTTAGGCGCTTGTCCGACGCAACCAGATGAATGGAAGTTATCATCGATATCAATCGCTTTTCCGTCTAAATGTCGATGTGTGTCACGTGTCCTATTATCTTTAGTAGCTAACCAACGTTTTTTCATTCCACTTAAACCATTATCTTTAGCTACTTTTGCACTATCCAAACCAGCTTGTGACATTGCTCTACCTGCCTCTGTACGTGCCACACGTTGAGCTTGCGCCTTAGACATGCCCAAATCATCACGTAACGCTTTTGCTATATGTGTATAACCTTTACCGTTTACAATACCTTTAGTGATTTCTATACGTATTTTTTTAAGTACGTTAGAACGATGTTTTTTGAGTGTTCCGGTTAACTCGATATACTTAATCGGTTGTTCAATTGCCTTAGTAATTACAGACGCAGTAGGTACATCAAACTGCATAGACGTTTGACTTGCCATTTCATACAAATAAAGGCTCATCAAAAACTTTTCAATATAAGCGTTTTGTTGCGTCTGACGGATAGTTTTAGCAACTTCTCTGTAATCTTCCGTCAACATCTCGCCTATTCTGATAAGTTCTTTATTGAGCCTGTTGTACTTATTAAATTCAGTCCACGTAACATGTACGTCGTCTGATTGATACTTTTCAAACATATCTGCTATTTCTTGTTGTATTTGTTTTAATCTACGTGAGAATAGTATTTCTAATTCGCTTTCTGCTCGTTTGATTAGTTGGTCGATATAGTTATCAATGTCATTCTGGTTGTTTATCTTCGGATTGCTTTTGTTCTGGTTGTTCTTGCTCGCCATTCACAGCACCTCCGTCATCGATATCTGGCAACTGTCGGTTATATTCCATTTGCTCTTGGTCAATGCGTTCCAATTCAGCTGTTGGATCATCTACCCACGGGTGGTGCTTAACAATCGTTTCTTTAGACAATATGCCAGTCGATTGTACGGCAATTTGAGAGCTTTCTAAATCGTTCATCATTCTGTTAAGACTAAACGTAATTTCGATGTCTTTCGGATCTATCTTCAATTTGTAAAAATCGACGATAAACTCAATCAACTCCTGAATAGCAACAGTAGCTTTATTCTTTAGCTTGTTTGCTTTCAAATCTAAATTACCGTATAAAAACTTGAGTGCAATACCACTAGGCGCAGCACCAAATTTGTCTGTTTGAAAGTCGACACCCTGGCCAAACTCCATAATATTCTGACGCATCATATCAAGATATTCTTTTGTACTAGCGACTGGCACCTCAACTTGTATCGTTTCAACACCACCTTCGCTATCTACATTGATTGCTTTGTAGTATTTTAAGCCTTGCATAAACTCTTTGAGGTCTTCGCCTTCATAGCCACGCAAGATATAAATCAACTCCGCACTTTCATCAAACATATTTTGCGTATCAGATAAACGTTTATCGATAGCATCAATAATCGTTTTGTATTGCCAAATATCAGATACCTCTTCTGAGTTGTTTTTGAATGGAATAAATGGCACGCGCCCCCAACTGCCAGTTGAGAAGTGCGTTTGCTTGTTGTTCTCGCCATAATAATAATCATTGATTAATGACCCATTCTCATACACATAGTATGTAACATCAGTATCGGTCCAATACTCTACTTTAGTTTCATCATTTAATTTAAACACACGTATAAAAGCTTGTAGTGTATCCCTCTTGCTATCAGTCCAAATTGGTATAGATTGTTCGGCAGGTACTCTAAACAGCTTAAAATCGCCGTTCTCGTCGATATATGGTTGGACCCACTCAACACCTTTGTTACTTGCAGCAGTGAGTACATCAATTAACTCATTATCCCAACGATTATCTAGCACCTGATGTATCGTATCTAGTACCTTTTCGTTCTCGCATGAGTAACTAACCGGGTTTGTGACAAGATATGCTACTTTTTGGTCAACTAAATTTTGATGATAGTTAGTAGTAATACGCCAATCTGGTTTATCTGTGTCAAGATTGCCGTCTAAATCGTATTTATACTTTTGTCTGTAAATGTCATTATCTTTATCGTAATAGCGTTGTCCTGTTGATATACGCTCAATGTCTTTCTGATGATTTTGTACTAATCGCACAATCATCTCTTCCTGCGTTTCAACTTTAGGCGCTAACTGTTCTGTTATTTCTTCGTAATACGGTTTTTCCCATGGCCAACGAATAACAATCACCTACCTTAATATATTCACATGGTTTTGACGCATATCACGTTCTAATGCGTAACGTGTAGCATCAATCGTATGGTTGTCTTTATCTTCTAATCTTGGTTTGACGTTACCGTCTTTGTCTGTTTCGTAATCAATATTTTCAAATTCTCTTGCTATATTAGGCGTACGTGTTGGATCAATCACAATAGCGTCTAAATCATCAAGCCATTGTTCCCCATGTTCCACACTATCCGGACCTTTCTTAACACCTTTAATACGTCTGATGCCATGTTCTTGCTTTAACTCTGCAATAGATTTAGGTTCTGCACTATCTGCGTATATCTCATCAGATTGATAACCTTTCTTCTTCAACCAATTACCAAACTCCCTATTGCTTATTTGCACGCCATAGTGTTCATCAACTGCGTAGATAATACGTTTCTTTTTATCATAATGCCAACGTACAAAAGCTAAAGGGTCAGTAGCATAACCAAAGTCAACTGCGTTACGGATATTATCGAATGAGTTATATAAGTCGTCTGGTATCTTCTCAATACGCAGATTGTTGAACGGTACAACACCGCTACCAATTGCTTCTCCCAGATATTCCCAACGATACCTTAATTCATTACGTTGTTTAGCACTCTCTGCCTCTTGTATAAACTGTTTAGATATAAAAGGGTTATTCAAGTAAGTTGAGTGATGTACAAACGTATTATCTGGTTGGAATGACGTTTCATATTTCTTGTTTGCCCAGTGTTGTTTACGCTTTGCCGGGTTATACGAGAAATAGAATTTGTAGAATAAGCCTTCGTCTAACTCTCCACGTAACATTGAGTTGGTAATAGTAGTCACTTCATCTTCTGTTTTAAATTCGCCCAATTCTTCTATCCACATAATAGAAAAAGGGAACCGACTATCTTTTAACGACTTTAATCGTTCAGGGTTCTGCGCCCCTCTGAAGATAATTCTGTTCCCCCTTGGTATGAATGTGATTTCCATTGGCGATACTTTAACTTTGAATAAGTGAGATACTTTCTGTTCTTCAATCGCCCATTTTATCTGTTCAAATACAGACGTTGCTAACGTGTTATCTGTTTTACGCACAACTACGGCATTCATTGGATAACGCATAATCAGTTGAGTAATGATGATGGATATATCAGATGACTTACCACTACCACGTCCACCTTTCGCCACTACGTTGAGTATGTCAAGGTTCTTAGTTGCTCGCCATAAATCGTGGAAGTGCTTAGGTATCAGTTGGGATAAGTTAAGTAATGTCGTCATTGAATTGTACCGTCGCATTCGTTTCGATTTGTTGGCGTTCAACCGGGTTGTAACCTGTACGATCTAATATATCTTTAGACGCTTGGAACCTAACCAACTCACTCTTAGCGTTAAGCAAATCAATCATTGTTTGCAAAGCTTTAGGTACTTGGTTAGATAAATGTTCTACTTGATACCCTTTGAACCCTTCTCTAAATTTTTCATTATTCTTCCAACGAGATATAGTTGAACGGTTAACGTCAATTTCTGACGCAATCTCGCCTTCGTTTAAATTCGTTTCGTTCTTGAGACGTATATATTCTTGTTGTTTTTTTGTTAATTCTAAATATGCCCCGAATGTTGCATTGTTTTGCATGTTTGTCATGTCATATATCACACGCCTTTACGTTAAATACTCTTTAAATTTGTAATAAAAAAAGACTACCCGAGTTACTCTCGAATAGTCACATATGGGAGGTAATTAATAATGCAAAATCAAGTTTATCCAGAAAGGAGAAAAAGCACCTACCCAACGGATAGGCACTCAAGCAATCAGTGGCTGGCCAATACGACCATTACCAAACTTAATCACTTTCATTGAGAACTAACCAGCTACCTCAAAACGAGGGTTCGTGTGGATAGTTCTTACACAACAATTATATAAAATAATTTTACTCTTTCAAAATAGTGTCATTTCAGTCATTTTCGTCATTTTTGTCATTTATGTCATTTTTGTCACTGTAACAAATATATTTTTTCTGCTAAGTCATCCTTACGTGCTAAAAAGTTAGTTCTATTTAATCGAGAGTTTGGCATATCTTTTATTATTTCATCTCTGCGTCTGCCTTTTTTTAAGTGGCTTAAGAATATGAAATCGACATGACCTAATTTTTGCTGCGATTGATTAATAAACTCTACCTCTTCTAACATTTGAGCATGACGCTTACTCATTCTCTCACGACGTATAACAGCGTTCTCTACCTTACTACCGTTTTGCCCCTGTGGTTTAGGTAACGTCGCTTGTATGCCATATTGAGCAATCGAATTACTATCACATTCTGGTATAACAGTAACTAGATATTTACACGTCATTTGGTAGTTATCAATCATGTTTAGTATTGCTTCTTTAGAATACATTAATCTAATGCTCCCCCTTACTCTTTATACATATCCATACTAGGTACACAATGGGTATTAATACTATCCACCAAGTCATTCAACCACCTCTAAATTAGGTTTGTGTTGTAATACGCGTCCGCCACAAGACTTTGCGTTTTGTTTAGCGACTGCTAAATCTCTATAAGTAGTAGCCTTAAATGCATCTTTCGTAAATCGAAAACTTCCGAAATTAATTAACGTTCCATGCTCTTTCCAATGTTTGTAAGCATCACTTTCTAATGCGACTAGATATATACCTTTATTAACTTCAACTATATATTTCCCCATATTAATCACCTTTTGCGTTTTTTTGTTCTCTAGATAACTTATACGTTGTTCTAACTCTATACGCTCTTTATCCAAAAGCTTTTTCTGTTTTAACTCTTTAAATTTCTGTTCTGCCCTTACCCATTTATACGTTGATATTGCCCACATTATAGACAAAATCGCTACCGCAATTAATAGTGGCCATTCCATCTACTTACTCACCTCATCATTCAAATGGATATGATCATACTCATTAAAATCTTTAGGCGCCTGATCCACCTCATCTTGCTTATATTTGTAGTAATCGATAACTACATTAGTCACATACTTACCTAACTCATACATAGCGATAGTAAACCAAATCTTTAATATGCGTTTAATCATTCTGTTCACTCACTTTCTCTTTCGCTTCTTCCTTATCCTCTGCCTCTACCAACGTCATACGTTCATTCTCTCTAGGTTGTTCTACATTGACATGCACATAACCTGTGCTATCTTTGAATCCTCTGATTAGGAATTGCATTATTCTACAACCTCTAAAATCTCATGTTTCATTCTGTATTCTTTGACAGTACCATAGCAGCGTTCTGCAATATCCATAGCACTATCTAAATAAGAAGTTTTAATAGCTTTTTCTATGTTTTTAGTGAAACTATATACATTTCCAAATGCATTTGTTGATACATACAAGCCACTCTTTATTTCAATAATATATTTCTTGTCATTTTGATTATCTTCCATTCCCACTCACTCCTTAACTTGTTTAATTAATTGAGATATAGCACATATCGTAAACACTAAAAATAAGAAACCATAATCCCACTCATCTTTTACTTCTGTACCTACTAATTGAAATAATAATGAAATTATGAACATTCCTATTAAACCGCAGAATGTAGCTCTCACTTCCCCAGCACCTCTTTCACTTTTTCTAATATGTCTTTACTCCCCTGTGCTTCCGTATGCTCCACGTTCTGATTCTTCATCAAACTCTTGCACCTCCGTTGGCTCTGGTAACATTACTGGCGCAATGACTAATTGTGCTAAACGTGTACCTGCTTTAACTACGATTGCCTCATCACCGATATTGTCTGTGATAATTCCAATTTCTTTGTTATAAGTGTGATCGATTGTACCTAACGCTACACGTAACTTAGTTTTAAGTGAATTACCTGAACGTGGTCTCACTTGCGCCTCATATCCATATGCTAAATCAATTGCAATGTGTGTTGGTACTACGACTGTACTATGTGCTGGAATTGTTGTATCTTCTGCGACATATAAATCTAATCCACTATCTGTTGGATTTGCTCTCGTTGGCAAGATTGCATTTTCTGATAATAATTTAATTGGTAAAATTGACATTATTTTCTCTCCGTTTCTTCTTCCATAATTTGTGATAAACGATATATTTGAATATCAGACATTCCTATTCTGTTACACGCTCTGAAAAAAGCTTGTTCTTCTTTTGATTGTTCTCTTTTTGCATACTCTGTAAATTTATATGCTGCAATTAAGTCCTTAACTATTCTAGTGACTACTGTTCTAATTATTGATTTACCTACAAATTTAATTACGTTTTTCATTTATTGTTCCTCCAATATTTGAATTAATTGAATGTGATACCATTCTTGATAAACGTTCACGTTCTGTTTTTGTATCAACTATTTGATATCGGTAATTCAACATAGGTGCTAATGCTGGTTTAAGTAACGACTGCTTAATAACTACTTTTTGGTTACCGACCAATGTATGAAAACTGCCACCATTTAATAAACTGAGTAAGTCATTTTCATCAAGGAGTATAGTTTGTTCACTCATCACTACCACGCTCCTTTAAATTTATAATTACATGACAGATGTTTTGAAATATTGCATTTGGCTCTCTATCTTTTAATGTCCCGTTAACGATTAAATCATCTATCTCATCAAACGCCTCTGCCTTTCTTTTCGTTTCTGCCATATCATTGATGAGTTCGTCATGCTCTTTAGACGTATCATATAAATTCTTTTCTATTTCATAACTCAACTTAATTTCTTTATCTAATTTTCTTTCTAACTCTGCATTACGCTCACGCAATTTCTCAAGGTCATCAAGCAATGCGTCATAACTTTTTTGTGATAATGTTACTGTCATTCCACCATAGCACCGTCCTTCCAAATTAAAGTCATTGTGCCGTCGTTATTAATTAAATTAAATGTTTTAGTTTTTGCGCGACTAGAGTTAATTTCAAGTACTTCCTTGATGTTTTCATTCTCGTGATAATCTATAAAAATTTCGTCATCGACACCTGTAAAAATTTCAATGAACATAGGCAAAACTGTATCCTCGTCGATTTCTTTTTCAATTTCGACTGTGAAAGTTTCATTTATAGCAATTTCATGCTCTATCGACAAATTTTGAATTTTATCGAAATACACAGAACCACCATCAAGATTGCTATAAAAAGCCTTGTCACTAACTTCGTTCTCCCACGCCCATTCAATCAACTCTGGCAACGTCATCTCTACCTTACGTTTAATCTTTGCCATTCCTTACACACTCCCTGTTCCTTTTTATGTCACACTCACTAACTTTCATCGTCACTCTGCTTCCTGCTACCTTAACCACAAAGCCGTTGACACCTAGCTTACGTAACTCCTGTTGTATCTGTGTAGGTGTTTTGGCTTTAGTGTTGTAGCGATAGCGTTGGTTGATTGTATCGCTAAGTATCATGAGACTAACTCCTCACATATCTCATCAAACGTTTGAATACCTCTACCGTCAGTGACATCCATAATTACGCCATACACATATTGATTGATACTGAACTCTGCTCGGTCTTGCTCGTCTGAAATATGTCCTGTCCCTTGTCTAATGTCAGTACATTGAACATAAATCTTAATATCCTTCTCACTTGCTCTTTTGAGGTGCTGTGCATACCCCATTTCGCAAATTGTACCTTGTGCATGAGGTAAGTAATCGAATATCATTACATCGCTTGTTTCCATGCCTAATGTGTCATTGAACACAATACGTTCTGCTAGTTTATCTTGGTTAGCATTTCCTTTATCGTTTATGTCCTTATCGTCGTGTGGTGCGTAAACTTTAAAGCCTAATCGTTGTAACTCTTGTTTCTCCCATTCACGACGCATTTGTTGTCCTATACTCAACATATCTCCGCCTAAATAGATCATTGTTTGTCCTCCATTTTTTCGATTAATCTATCTGCATAATCTCTAGCTTTTTTAATATCTGCTAGTTCATCATCTTTTCGACCTGCACGAACTGGATATTTAATCATGTTACCTTTCATAAATCCTTTGAACTGTTCAAATGGTAATTGTTGATACAAGAAATCGATAACATCTATATTTTCACTACCTTTATAATGATTGGGGATGTTGCTGTCTTGTTCTTCTTTATAAAAAGAAGTGTTACTAGGAATATCAACTTCTTGTTCTTTTACGTCTGTTGTAAATTTTGCGCCTGTAATTTTATCTACTACATCTATTTCCATTTCTGTATCTCCTGAGTATTTAATCTTACGAGTAAATGGTTCTTCCACTCTCACAAAGTCGTCATTGTCAGTAAGTGTAAATTTATAGCCAGCTTGATTTTCTACTTCTGCTTTCCAAAATGTCTTTAGTCCTTTGTCTTCTTCGTACACACGATTAACAATTGCGGTTTGCATTGCTTTAATATTTTTAAAATCTGGTTGGAACTGAACAATATTATCTACTTTCAAATCAATTATTCTCACGTTCTCCATTCACCTATCCCCTTACCTTTGGAAATATGTCATTCTCTGCTAAGTATCTAAACCACTTACTGTTCACTCTGTGCTTAGCAACCTCACGTTCTGCACGTTTAGCCCTAGCAATACGTTCTTCTCTACGTTTACGTTTTAAAGCTCTTTCGTGTCTAATTTCAGCCTGCTGTATCTCATACAACTGTTTAGCTGTTAATTGCTTTTCATTTCTTTCGTACATCTGCACCATATTCATATACTCCCTTGCCGTGTATTAATTCTGGACCACGTAGGCCTTCTTTATATCTCTTACGAACCGTACTATCTGATACATCAAAATATTTGTACACATCACATAATCTGTAACGTTTACCGTCTAAATTCACTTTCGGCATAGTTTCACTTCCAATCTGCGTAACTGACACTAACGTCAGTAATGTTTTTGATGTTATCGAGTAAATTGTCAGGGTCGTTTTTATATCTATTAGAGTAATGTTCGATGTAGTTTTCTCTATCTGCATGTTTGTTTATCCAAATAGGCTGTTCTACTTCCACAGTTAAATCGAATGTGAGTTTTAGTGTTTCTTCTTGCATTACACTTCCTCCACTTCTAAAATAATTTTCGGTTCCTCTGCATATTGCTTAAAACTGTGTATTTCAACGATTTGGCTGTCGTCTTTCCATAGATGATTGTTAGCTGCATCTAGCACTGTTTTAATCAAATTATCTATATCTGGTTTAGTACGTTTGTACTGTCCAATTGCTAATAACTTTTTACGATTACTCCAGCTCTTTGGTGCCTTGAAGTAAAACGATAATGTCACTTTCAATTTTCCATCGAGTAATGTGTTTGGCATCTGCTCTCTGATGAAGTCCTTATGCTTTGTATAAGACGTTGGCATGTATGTTTGAACATATCTACCTGTATTTCTGAAACGTGGACGAGGCGAGCCAATAGGTGCCTCATACGTTTCATTAAAGTTAATTTCTATCTGCACGTTGTCACTCCTAGAATAAGAATTCATCTATTGTTGTCTGTTGTTGTAATTCTTCTTTTCTGAATAATTTATGCTTACGTTTCATCTTTGCTAACTCATCTTTAGTCACAAATTCTTTAAAATGCTTATCACTCATTCCACCTTTATTAGCAAGATAGAAAGTACCGTCATCTCTAGGCAGAACCCTAAGCATTTCCCAACCGTCGCTTTCATATAAGCTATATGCGTTAGGTTGATTTTCTATAAGTCCCATCGCTTTGCCTCCACTTCGTTTCTTTTTCAATAATGTCTTTCACTTTCTCATAGTCATCGAATGGAGATATCTTTTTCTCTTCCAACAAACGATTGATAGCCCGACCAACTTCAATCAGTAACGTCCCGATGAGTTGATCATTGCTATAATCTTGTCGGTACATCGTTCCAAGTAGTTTCTTATATTCGATAACCGTCATGTCGTGAACCTTTGCGTACGTTTATAATATTCAAATTCGATAACACCTGTTTCACCGTCTTTATTTTTGGCAATGTTGCATTCGACAATCGACTTACCGAATTCATCATCTTCGTCTTGGTTATAATAATCATCTCGATAAAGAAGCATTGCTAAACTTGCGTCAGCCTCAATTCCACCTGCTTCTTTCATGTCAGACAACATAGGTCGTTTGTCATTTCGACTCTCTACACCACGACTAAGTTGAGAAAGTAATACGATAATTGCACCAGTTTCGTTTGCTATTATTTTTAAATCACGGCTGATTTTTTCAATGCCATTTCTACGGTCTAATTTGCTATCTGTTTGCATTAATTGAAGATAGTCGATGAATATGACCTGTTGCTTATCTTTGTTCTTCATGGCTTGCTTACGGACTTCCTGGGTACTTACATCGCTTTGCGAATTGACATCTATTTCAAGTTTTAATATTTCGCTTGCAGCACTTGTTAATTTAGTTAAATCATCAGCGCTTAAATCTGATTTTTTCTTAATACGTGACAATTCAATTCCTGTCGCTGCAGATAACATTCGTTCTAATATTGCTATGCCTGTTGTTTCTAAACTAAATAGCGATGTTTTATAACCTTGTTTAGCGATATTAAGCATCATTTGAAGCGCGAACCCTGTTTTACCTACTGAAGGTCGTGCTGCAATCACAATGAGTTGTGTTGGCTCTAAACCGCCAATCTTATAGTCCATTAATGGAAAACCTGTCTTAATGACTTTCTTAGGTTCATCGCTATACAATTCTTCTACAAACTCATCTACAATTTGTTTTGTACTCGTTTCATCTGTCGCACTAATCAGTGATACTTGATTTAAGTCAGTAACCATTGCTTCAAACGATTGCATGTTAGGTGATTGGTTAAATTCATTGATTACTTCATTCGCTTGTGATATTTGATAGATTTCCAATAAATTCTGCTGATAGCGCTCAAATATGCCGTAACCAATAAAATCGGAATTATATAACTTTTGTATCGTGTCGAAATCTAAAAAGTTTTTATTCTTTGATGTTTCTAAAAATATTTCTTGATGATCCACCTTGCCAACTTCAAACACATATTCCATAAACGTTCTGAAATCGTCGTAATAGAACATATAAGGTTTAACACGCAACTTTTCGATAAGTTCAGGCTTTTTAAGCAAGCTTGAAATAATCGTACTTTCAATATCTCTGCGTTCATTCATGGTTGTTCACCTCGAACTTTCTAAGTTGTTCTGCAAAGTCATCAAGTATCTTTTTTCGTGCAGCTACATATTCAGGATCGTTTTTCATTTTCCAACGATGCTCTTTTACATCATCTGGCGCCTCTTCATATTCCATTTTCTTAGGTGCTTTTCTCATGATTTTAGGTAAGTTAGGTGGATATGAATTGCCGGAATTAATGTAGTTGTTTAATGTTTTTAGTGTTGGTTCGTAATCACCATTTTCGCTAAGAACTTCTATCCATGTTTCTAACTTTGGTTTGTCGAACTCCAAATTATAGATGTTCCTAATTTTTTTGATGATTTGTAATGCTTCTTTCTTAGTCATACTCATTACTCATCACCTAATTCTTGTTCCATCGCTGCAATTAAATCGTCGGTTTCATTAGATTTCTTTTTCTTAGGCGTTACTTTAGCTAGTGCTTTCTCTTTAGTATCTACACCTTCGTTATTCCAGTTTCTTAATACTTTGATTAGGTAGTTAATACCTTTCTTGCTTTGTTTACAGTAGTTAATTGCTACTCCTGTTATTTCTAATTTGTTTCCTTTAATAAGGTTGAGTTCATCTTCCAACTCTTGTACTTTTAAAGGACTTTGTATCATCTCTAATTCTTTACTAACCAATTGGAAAATTTGTGACGTGTCGTCTGTCACATTATTAGTTATATTATTATTAGTTAAATCATTATTAGTTATATTATTATTAGTAGTGTCGGGTTTCCCTAAGTGGGAATTTCCCAACTGGGGTTTTCCCAAGTGGGAATATCCTATGTGGTTAGGTTGTTCAAAAACCCGATATTCATACTCTCTGAAATGACCTTTATCATCTCTAATTCTTTTACGTTGAATGTAACCTACTTTTTCCAACTCTTTAATACCAGTCCGCAAGCTATCTCTACCGTCGCAAGCGTGCTTTTTTAATTCGGTTTCATATATTTGCCAGTCATCTGGTCTGCTTAACAAATAAAGTAGTATACCTTTAGCTTTCCAACTTAAATTAGGGTCATGTATAAAATCTTTATTAACTGTCACAAAATTACCCGACTCTTTATAGACTCTAAAGATCGCCATTTCTTTTCTCTCCTTTCAACATCTTATTTAGTCGATCGTCCACATCAACCCAACTATCTGTTAAGTGATACTTTTTGTTAAATGTATCTATTCCTATTTGGTGCTGTTCTGTGTGGTGGTTTCTGCACAATGCTAATACTTGGTTGCCTACATGATTTATCTTGTTACGATTGCGACCTTTACCTACTGCATATCTATGTGCTAAATCTGAATGTGGCTTACCACAGATAACACAGTTACGATTGACTGTTGACCAATATAAAAATGATTTATCTTGTTTGAGTAAGTCGCTCGTTTTATATGCAAGTGGTATATCGTTATGAAATATCCAGTCCAATGTAACCTCGATAATTTGGCTTGCTTGTGTACGTGTGCAATCACTTAATGAGATGCGCTTGTCGTAGCCGTAGTAAGTCCGAACGTATTCGATGAACATATGACGCATGTAGTCCATAGGTTGAGCTGTATGAGCCTCTATGTCCTTTACAAGAGCAAATATCTTACGGCGTTGTTTATCGGTTATTCTGAAAGGGTCTACGACTTGCACATCTACCTCCACTTCAAACCCGTTATCAAGTAGGAGTGAAGTTTTGTTGTCTAGTTCTACACCAGCAATGACAACGGTAGTTGTACCGTCATCTTGAGTGATGTAATTCTTGATTTTAGCCAATTAAATCAGTCCAATCAGAAAGGCAATGAATCTTCTGAGATATCTGGACCATTACCAAATGGATTGTTACCACTTTGTGCTTGTCCTCGTTGCTGTTGAGGTTGACTGTTTTGTTGATTGTTATTCTTTGGCTCTAAGAATTGAACACTGTCTGCTACTACTTCTGTTACGAATACACGTTGGCCTTCTTTGTTTTCATAGCTACGTGATTGAATACGACCGTCTACGCCAGCTAAATTACCTTTCTTCAAATAATTATTGACGTTATCAGCTTGTTTTCTGAACACTACAATGTTAATGAAATCAGCCTCGCGTTCACCTTGTGCGTTTGTGAATGTACGATTGACCGCTAGTGTGAAAGTGGCAACATTCACACCGCTTTGTGTTGTTCTGAATTCTGGATCTTTCGTTAATCTACCTACTAAAATTACTCTGTTTATCATTCTTTAATTCCTCCAAGCCATTTATTAATTTGTTGTCTTGTAACGTTTATTTGTTGTTTGTTTAAATCATTTACATTCATATTTTTCAGTTTTTCTATCTGTTCTTGATATTTGCTTGCAGAGTTACTTCTTTCAGCAATTTCGATAAAACTATCTGCTTCTTGTCTAAGCAACTCTTTCAATTGATTACTTGAAGTTGCATATCTTTCTTGTTTTTGTTTTGCATCGGCATCATCTTCATCAGTTGGAATATTGAAGAATTTCATTAAGAAGTATCTTTCTGCGTAAGTTAATGCAGTACCATGTGCTTTTGATACATCGTCTTGTTGACCTACTGCATAGAAAGTTACTTCGAATTGTTCTTCTGGTTTGTCAGCATTGATCCATACATAAGTCAATTTCATTTCTACAACAAACTCTGTTGTCGTAACTTCACGCGACGCTTTTTTATTAAATCTCGTTACCTCAATTTGCTTATAATTTTCTTCTGATGTTTTTGGTATAAGTAACAAATTATGTTCAATCATCTTGTTTCTTATTCTATGAAGCACTTGAGATCCACTAACATATGAGTAGTTGTAACCTTTAGTATCTTTAGTGAAGCCGTCAATATTAGCTTTAACATCAGCTATTTTTTGATATAAATTAAGTTGTTCAGTCATCAAGTCCTACCTCCTCATATTTAGTTGTTTCTGTTACTACTTTTTTAATTGCTGCATGTTGTGTCATGTCTATTGAGGTTTTGTCTAAACCGTCAAACTCTCTTGCTCTACGTTTATCTCTTGTATAATCTGTATCTTCGGGAGCATTAGGTCTGTTTCTGATATATAAGTCGTAAGGTGCGTTCTTTAGCTTAATTAGGTAAGTGACTGTTTCTTTCATCAATCAAGCACTCTCCTTTGATTACTTTCTTAGCTAATTCGAATTTGTCATGAAGTTCTTCTGATGTATGAAATTCAGCGAACATAATGTTCTTAACATCTGTTTTATACTCGTCTGAGTGATGAAAGAAGAATAGGACTACTTCGTCATCACAAATTCCTGTTCCGAATTGACATTCAACACTTTCTTTGCTGTTAACAATTAATACATTTAAGTCGTTAGCAATTTTTAGTAATTTGTGTTTCAACTTGACTGCCTCCTAATTTAGTTGTAAATTTTAAGTACATATAATTTTAAAAGTCTCCGACTGTTTGCTATTTGCCGATAGCATTCAGTCTTTTATTTTGTAGTAACATTGGTCGAAAAATACATAAGTTGCTAATGCTGCGAATAGTGCATATCCTGCTGACTTAGTGATGACCACTTCTACTAACATGAGCAGGAAAAATACTGCGTTGAACATCATGCCTGATATTAAGAATGCTTTATCGTGTGATTTCATATTTATCTCCCCTTTCCATAAATTTCTTCGAAATGCTCATCGATGAATTTATTCATCTTTCTTGCGTTGATTCTCCAACGATTTAAATTTTCATCTGGATAATGTACGATGCCTTGCTTTTTGAGTAATTTCTCAAATTTTGGGTGGGTTAATAATCTGTCTTTAATCGTGTCGTCAGCTGACATTTTGAGTTTCTTTTTCAATTCTTTTAAGTCCCAAACTGGATCTAATGAATAATTTATTAACTCTTCATATTCATCTTTAGAAACAAGAACATGTGTGTCCGGTATTGGAACAGTTACGTTTAAAGTTTGCGTCATCTCAGATACTCCTTTCGTGTATAATTTGGTTATCTTCAAATGAAAGTGAGGTGACATAAATGTCTAAGATATATTTCGACCCTCAACAGTTTGCAAATGCTTATTTAAGCACTCAAGAGTTCAAACCGAGTAATTACGAAAGTGAACAAGAAATGCTTGACGAAGCATTTGCTGTATATTTAATGGCGTTTGAACACGCTAGAAAATATGTCGAGAAAACCCAAAATGACGGTTAGTATTTAAATCTTTTTTATCGATGTAACTAATTGTCGTTTTCCTAGTGTTTATTTCAATATTTACAACCTTCCAAGTCACAACTGCCATTGTGATGAGGAGGGTTGTTTTGTATAAAATGTTCATGGTTATACCTCCTTTAAGTTGTTTGTTCGATTGTGGGTTAAGCTAGTCTTTCCAAGATGCTGTAATCTCCATGTCTTTCAGCAACATCTATTTGATGGTCTGTAAGTCTTAAAAAATGTTGAGGCATATTCACTAACTCTAAATTTCCTATAAATTCCATTGCTTTCTCGAAGTCTATATGTCTAATTGTTGTGTAAGCGATTGAATTAAAATGTCTGTTAAGTGTCGAATATATCCCTTGAACAAAGTGACAACGTTTTTTATGGTAAAGTTCTTTAGATACACGCTCCGTGAAGAATTGGTCAGTTAAATAATATGAGCGTTCAGCTACTTTTGATTTGATATGTCTTCCTTCACCGTGTGTTAGCACATTGTTTTTTTCGTTTTCTTCCATACGTTTATTAAGTCTGTTTTCCGTATCAATCATTTTGCTTTCAAACTTATTCATCTTTTCGTCTTGTTCTTTCATTTTTTTATCGTGTTCTTCCATTTTGATGAAAAGATTTCTACTGAATTCTGCTTGTTGTACTAATTGATCTGCTTGCTTTCTACTAATATCGATTAAATTTTTAGACATCTATAACGTCTCCTTTGTTAAGTTGTTTGTTTAATTTTTTTGATAAATCGAGTAAATCATCTGCAATTTTTTTAATAGGTTTAATTGCGTATTCATTACTTAAGATGTATTCGTCGTGAATAAAGTAAGTCATAGGTGCGATTTCTTTGATAAGTTCTTCGCCTTTTTTAACGAGGTCATACACTTCTTTTTGTGCTTTTAATCTACGTTGTCCGTCATCAAGTTTTCTGTTCATATCGCCTAACGCCTTATTCAATTCATCGTATTTCTCAGATTTTTCATTTGTTTCATCTCTACGTTGTTCCATTGCTTTAATGTCTTTTTCTAACTTTTCGTTGCGTTGTTCGATAAGTTTTTGTTGGTGCCGTGATTGTGCTAACGCCTCTTTCGTTTGTTGATAATCTTCTGGCTCCATATACTTCTCAATCACTTCTGGCTCTCTACTCTCTGCATCTTCTAGTTGTTTCTTAGCAATCTCTTCTGAGCGTTGCGCTTGTTCTACTTGAGATTGGAGTTGAGCGTTTTGTTCGTCACGTTGTTTAAGTTTGCGTTCCAATTCTTTGTACTCTTTATGAGTTTTAATATCGCCATCTAAAACTTTTTCTTTTAGTTCAGGAATGTGCGATGGTTTTGAAATTTCTAGTTGCAATCGTTTTGGTAATTCTTCAAACGTTTCTAATTGGTCGCCGTGCAACTGTTGCACTTCGTTATAAATTTGAATGTAGTTATAAACATTTCTTTTTTTGAAACCAATTGACGTGTACCATTTTTCAAAAAGTCCACCATTGTTAAAGTCGCTGAATTCTTGTTGTGCCTCATAAAAAACTTTTCCTACTTCTTTTGCGTATCTGTGTTTTATTCCGTTCAAGATATTCTCTTTTTCGATAATAAAATCAGATAATTCTTTTGGTAATTCGTTATATTTGAATTCATCAACGGAATACTGCATTAAGTATCTCTACTCCTTTCTGACACTCGTTATCAAAAATTTCTTTAACCTTTTCGTTAGAAATTCGATAAACTTTTATGCCTTTTTGTTCAAAAAAGATTTCTTTTAATCTGTCGATTATTTTTTGTCTTTCGTTATTGTGACTACTACCGTCAACTTCTATAACGATGTTATTAATCGGGTCGAAAAAATCTGCTGTGAATTTTTTGGTACACCATTTTTCAAGACCGTTTTTACCTGTCCCAAAAGTTACTTGTCTTTCTAAGTTAGGTAAAATGTGAGCTAACATATTTTCATGAATTGTGTACTCAAAAACACCATGTTTATCAAAAGCTCTAATAGATTTTTCAAAATCTTCTATCTTGTTCAACTTCTATCTCCTTCTTTCCGTTTATTTGTAATTAAGTCTTGCTCCCGTTTTTCTGTGCTATAATTTTCCTATCTGATTTAGAAAGGAGTGATTAATAATGGGAACTTTTAAATTCAACCAAGACCAACTTAAAGAAATCGAAAAGTTTTATAATTCTACACAACACGCTCCATGTTGCTCTGAACCTAAAGTAGTGATTTCTGATGAAATTTTTGGTCTACCAGCTATATCTCAAGAATTGCCTGCTCCAAGCATGGATATGTTCGTTACAGTTTGTAAAAACTGTGGCAAAACTGAGATGTTTAATTTGAACGTTGCGAATATCTCTCATCAATAAATGATTGAGTTGATACAGTAACTTTATTCTTTTTAATAGTGTTCTTAACTAGGTCTACCAAGATGATAGTTAAGAGCGCTATTTTTACGTAGTTCATTTTTTTATTCATTTTTTAGTTCCTCCTTTAAGTTGTTTGTGGTTCTTTTGTTGACGTTTTGGAAACTTTATGTGTAAAAAAAATACCGCATTTATCTTGTGGCAAATCTAACACCTCAATAACTTTTGCTAAATCGTCAACGTTAATTCTAATATGTCCATTTTCTTTTTTTGAATAAGTACCTGGTGTCATCTCTAATTTTTCCGCCATCTCAGAAAGAGAAATGCCTTTAGCTATACGCTCAGCCTTCATTCTTTTAACGTTGAACTCATACATCTTGTCACCTCCGTTTTTTTGAAGTTAACTCAATCTTAAACTCTCGTTTCCTAATTGTCAACAATAATCTTAAAAAATATTTTTTTACTTTCTTAAAATACTAGTTGTTTCCTATATGGAAAAGTGATAATATACTGTTATAGACAAAACGGAGGTAAATTTAAAATGAGAACTTCAGCAGAAATAGGTAAATTAATAAAACAGTTACGTAAAGAGAACAATATAAATTTAACTGATTTTGCAACTAAAATAGGTGTTAATAAATCTACACTATCAAGATATGAAAATGGTAGTAGAAAAATACCTATGGAAGATATAGCTGAAATCGCAAACGCATTGAATGTTACCCCAGAAAGTTTATTATTAAAAAATAAACAACCAGAAACTGAAGTACAACATCGTGCTGCTCATCTTGAGGGAGAATTAACAGATGACGAATGGCAACGTGTGTTAGATTATGCCGACTATATAAGAAGTAAACGTAAATAAAGGGTGTTTTTATGGGGTTATATGAAAAAATGTTAATAGAGCATGACTATATAGAAGTCAGAGAAACAGATGTTATGCCTAATGACTTACATGGTTTATGGTTAGGTGATTTAATTCTAATCAAACGCAACCTATCCGAAACACGCAAAGCCGAAGTCTTATACGAAGAACTAGCACATCACAAACTTACATATGGGAATATCTTAGATCAATCTAAAGACATAAATCGCAAATTTGAAAGCTACGCTAGGCGTCACGGGTTCGAGGCAGCACTGCCCTTGCGTATTATTGTAGAGGCACATCACTACGGTGTAAGTAACTTATACGAACTAGCGGAATACGTTCAATTAAGTGAAGAACACGTATTAGAAATATTGGAACATTACAAACAAAAACATGGTATTGGAACTCACTACGGTGATTATGCTATTACGTTTGAGCCGTTGAGGGTTTTTAGGTTGTATGATGTGTTTTGAATTTATCTATTTTAAGGAGACAATGGATGATAATTTTAAATTGCAAAATAAAATTAAATGAAATTGTTTACGAAGTGAAAACGAATAAGAATAATTACTTCACCTATTCTTTACCTAAAGATATCACATCTTATAAAGTAAGAAAGGTGCTTAAAATTATTGAAAGTAAAGTAGATGAAGACGAAGATTAATTAAGCAAAGGAGGTTGAGGGATGGAAGCCACTCACTCTTGTTTATCTTTAAAATTGACTAATTAAGAAAAAACATTTATAATGCAAGTATGAAATGGTCATTCTTGAAATGACTCGGATAAGCCTTCATGCTATGCATGAGGGCTTTTTTCGTTGAAAGGATTATTTATGAGAGACATTGAATCAATAAAAACATTACTAGAAACTTCAGTTTATAATAAACCATATTTAAGCTGTGAAGAACAATTGGTTTTATTGGAATATCGTGGAGTGAGAATAGAAAATAAAAAATTTGCTTTGGAACAATTAGAAACAATATCATATTACTCGTTGATAAACGCATATTCTCCTCTTTTCAAACAAGCAAATGGGCAATATGAAGAAAATGTTACATTTAATGATTTTTATATGTGCTATAAATACGACACTCGTTTAAAGAATATAATTTTTAAGTACATAATACTAATAGAACAATCTTTAAAAACTAATTTATCTGCAACTGTAGCTAAAAATTATGGTGTTCAAGAACCCACTCTTAAAAGAACGTTTACAAACAAAAAAGGTAAGCAAATAACAGGATATGATATAAGAAATTCATATTTAGATGCTAAAAACTATGATGGAAACAACAGTTTTAGATCTGGTCATTTACGACACCTATCTAAATATAGAGATTATTTAAAAAATGATTCGATTAAGCACTATAGAAATAATCACAATCATATCCCACCGTGGATATTAATAATCCCCCTTAATTTTGGAGAAACGATTAAATGGTTTTCAATTTTAAAGCCTAAAGATAAACAATCGGTCGCTTCAAAAGTATGTGGTTTGGAAACTGATGATTCATTAAAAGAGGTTGCTATTCCAATATTAGAAATCCTTAGACAATACAGAAATGTCATTGCACATGGACAAAGGTTTTATTCGTTTAAATCCAATGAAGATACTGCTCATTTATCATTATCTTTTGTAAATTCGTTACTTGAATATGATTTTATAGATAAAGCAAAATATAAAAAAGGGATTGGAAAAAACGACCTGTATTCATTAATTATTTCTATTATGATCTTCACCAAACCAGCTGGAATTCGAAAAAAATTCATTGAAGAGTTAAACATTTTATATAAAGAAATTGAAAAATATTGTAAGTATAATCTATTCGAAGTAATAGGTATAACCCAATACGATTTAGAGAAATTATATGTTCTAAATAGGTTGCTTAAATCGTTATAATTTTTCCGGGTACCTCCCACGTACCCTTATTATTTTTTTACCTTTTTTAGGAGGGATAACATGCAAACACGATGTTATGACGGTAAAAAATGGCAATATGAATTTAAATATGAAGGCAAACGATATCGTAAGAAAGGTTTTCGGACAAAGCGAGAGGCAAATTCTGCAGGTTTAGAAAAGTTAAGTGAGTTAAAGCAAGGTATTGAGTACGAACCTAATTTAACGTTATACGACTATTTCAAAACCTGGTGCGAAACGTTTAAAAAGTCAACCGTAACACCTAAAACTTACAAGTCCTATTCTTCTGCTATAGAACACATCAATAACCACCCTATTGGTAAGAAAAAGTTAAAGGATATTTCGAGATACCACTATCAAGATTTTATAAATGAGTTTTCAAAACATCATTCGAAAGAATCTATTAGAAAACTAAACGGCTATATTAGAACATCATTAGACGATGCAGTATATGAAGGACTTATTGCAAAGAACCCTACTTTTAAAGTGAATTATAGAGCTAGTAAGCCTAATAAAAGTGAAGATAGTAAATATATCAATCTAAAAGACTATGAATTATTAAAACAGCATTTGATGACTAAAGACAATGCGTCATCACTTGTATTATTCATCATGATTTGTACTGGTTGTCGCATAAGTGGTGCTTTGAATCTAAAACGTGAATATATCAATCAAATTAAAAGTGAAATATATATTGATGAGCATAAAACAGATTCGTCTCCTCGTTATGTGTCTATTAGTCAAAAGGATATGAACCATATCATTAAGTCTATTGATCAATTACCTAGAACAATCGACGGTACTATTTTTGGCGAATTAACAAACAATGCGGTTAATAAACGTTTAAAAGTATATTGCAACAATCTAGGTATCAAAGAGATTACTTCGCATGCACTACGTCACACTCACTGTTCATATTTATTAGCCAAAGGCATTTCTATATATTACATTTCGAAAAGGCTAGGACACAAAAATATATCTGTAACCACAGAAGTTTATTCACATTTACTTGAAGAAACTTACAAAGAAGAAGATGAAAAAGCAACACAAATAATAAGCGCAATGTGA